CACTATTGGTCCAAGAAGGACTTGTTAGCGTTCCATTTTTAATAATTCTATATGCACCAACTACAACTGCTCCTGCGGCAGTAGTTACGCCTGCTGTAAGATATGTAGGTTTTAAAACACCATTAAGTGCTGAGCTTTGTAGTCTAATACTAATCACAGGAACGTATGTACCAAGGCTCATTGTGACAACACTGGGACTAGCGAAACTGTTGCTGGCACCCATGTTAGGGCTAAATGGTCCGTCACAAGTAACGCTGTTTGATCCTTGACGCATTGTGCTTGAACTTGCGGTTGTACCTGTATTGAATAGTTCTAATCTAATAGGAAGGAAAGGAGTGCTACACCAAACAGTAGTTAGTATGTTGGCAGTATAATAAGTATGACAGTTTATGATAGAACCGTTGATAATAAACCCTAGTGTAACAGCACCGACACCATACCATTCGTAATCGAAACTGATCAGTTGTTGTTTAGTTAAGTCAAGAGTGATACCACTAGCACCTGTGCCATCTAACTTGTCGCCGTTCCAGCTGGATCTGGCTATCCTTGTTTCCTGCATTGAGCCGCTGGTGCTGGTTCTAATTACAAAATTGAGTGTGCTGGCGCCTACTAGTTCAAAGAAAAATCCGTTATTTTCATCGAACAAGCCAACACGCTGAGTCAAGTTGGCAGTTTGAGTAGCAAACTTGATCTGTTGATTAAGCTGTGCAGGACGACCCGGAATGTAAGGAATAACTCGTATAGTCTGTCTAATAATACTAGCACCACTGGCAGTGGTTGTTGCAAGATCTACTCCGCTATTATTAGCGTTCCAGGTAGCTGATCCGCCGGTAACGGTCGCTTCGTCCCAGTTGTCTGTTTCTTTACTAAATTGAAAAGTATTAAACCAAACAGATTGATAATCTGTAATACGTAGTCGATTGTGACTATTAATTTGCGCATTAGCCAGGGTGTTATTAATTAGGTATGTCATTAGATTATTCTCCATCCTGATCTGTAAATCAGGGTTAAAGCTCCGTTGTTAATTGTTAAAATTACACCGCCAGTACTATTATCTATAGTACCTATGAGTGAGATAGGATTAAGAGAACATAATCCGCTTTCGTCTTTGATTGTTAATAGTGACCCGTCAGTTGTGCTAGGTAACATAATAGTCACAGGCCCGGCATAGTTAACTCCAAGATAACGATCAGCAGTAGTAGCAGTGTATACTGATGTAGTAATTAACTGCGTTGCGTAGTTACCATACAGTTCAGTAAAGTTTGCATTTACTTTAGTAAACGCTGTACGCAACGGGTCTCCGTTTTTGCTGTTGGCCGCCGTACCAGTGTTGATAGTTTGTTGTGTCATTATACTCTCCCTACAGCAACTTGGATAATTCCAGCTTCGCCGTTGTCTTTGTCTTCCAGTGCTTTGCCAATAATGCTACCAAGTTTTGGATCAGTTGCCTTTACAGCATAACCGGGTGTACTTGATGTTGTCAGCATGTCGCCTTTCTTAACACGACCCACTACCTTGCATGGAACACGACCAGCCAATGCTATACAAACACGCACACCAGTCTGGCCTTCGTTCATTATGTAGGCTGGGTTAGTTGTTACCACACCAGCTGAACGTGTGTCGTTCATTGCATCAGTAGTTGTAACTTCTTTGTCTCCACCAAACACCAACACAGTTCCTGGCTCATACTCTTTGTCGCCTTCATAGTATTCTGCAATGTCAGCGTAGGTAGCTTGTAATTTACTTGCACCAACCAAGGTCCAGGTGCCTTGTATAGTACCGCCTGTTGCATCAGCGCCTGTAGTAATTGTAGTAGATTTTAAAGTAACCAATGATGCATCAAGATAACTGCCCGATGCCCATTGCCAATTACCAGTTACAGTTCCGCCAGTTCCACTTGCACCAGTTGTTAGTGTCTTAGTTTGTAATGTGGCACCAGTCTGACTAAAATCATTTAATCCATAGAATGTATTAGTAGCTGTTGAAGCTCCAACACTCTGCATGAATTTAACATTACCCGGTGTGTAAAATTCTAACGTTGTTGTGGAAATTGCAAAAATATTTCCACTAGTTGGCAACGAATTAATCTTGATACCTTTAACATCAATAACACCGTTACTATCTGTTTGAACTAAACTATAGTTACCACCGGTAGCCGTAACACCAATAACACCGTATGCTTTAGTACCAGATCTGATTACAGCTCCAGTGGTAGCTGAGTTGGCGGCCGCTGTGTTGCCTGACGGTAAATTGGTACTAGTGCCAGTAGCTGGAATATCTTGATTACGTATACCATCACCGTTAGCCACCATAGCCTGTGTAGTTGTAACACTAACTGCGCCAACAACACCACTAATATTGGCCAATACACTATTGGCCGCAATCCATGTTAATTTAGTTGCAGGTATACCTGTACTATTATCTGTAGCTGTTTTTACAGTAACCCAACCATCAGTTATTGTAAATTGTGTGCTGTCGTATTGACTTAACCCTGTAGCGGCTTGTAACGCATCCATATCGATGGCTTGCCCATCACCACTACCAATTGAGACAGCTTGGAATATTGTACCAACTACTCCAGCACCGCTTGCGCCTACCCAGTTAGCATTTCCAGGAATAGTCCAGTTGGTTGTTGTCCCGACACTACTAATTCTATAACGCTTGCCTATAACAAAACTTCCTGCGTTAACTGTTGTTAGTGTTGGTGCTACTGCATTTGAGGCAGTGGACAATTGCAATGCTAATTTGCTTTGTGCAACAGCGGCCGTTGAACTTACTTTACCGTCAATAATACTACCGTTACGTGTAAATGTTAGTCTTCCACTTGGAGTACTGTTATAAACGGCACTCATTGTAACAACGGTTGTGTTAGTAATACCTGTTACATACTGGCTTCCTGTATAACCAGTGCCGCTAATAATCATCCCTGGCAAGATTCCAGTTGAACTGTTTAATGTTAATAAGAATACAGTACCGCCAGTACACGTTGCTGTTTGGCTATTATTAAGAATATATGTACCAACACCGCCTGTACCATTGGCAGATGTTGTAGTTAAACCGGTATCAATAATGTAAGTACCTGCTGAAACACTTCCACCAGTTAATATCATACCCTTAACAATGGTTACAGATGGTGATCCGGTTACAGTTAATACGTTACCACTGATTGCTCCTGTAAATGATCCACTACCCGCTGTACCGCCACTAACATAAGTTGTAGCAACAACAGCACCTTGGACAGTGCTGGTTAAAGTTGAGCCGTCCCAGTTAATAAGTAAATCGGATGTGCTGGCAAAACTAGCGTTGGTCCATGCGCCTGCTTGTCCAGTGTTATTAGTATTTGTAAAACCCCATACTGCAATTTGACTTTGTACAGTATTGTATTGCATTGTTGCCGCGGTATCTTTTAATTTATAAAAGCTATCACGAGCATTAACAACGTTATCAACATACAATTTGTTAGTTGCATCTGTTTGTAAAATCGGCAAGCCCATACTACCAATTGTGAAGCCGCCCATTGACATATTACCTTTCATCGGCAACTGTCCACTTAGGTTCATATAACCAGAACCAATTAATGCAGTTGCCGGAGTAGTAGCACCTGAGTGTTGTACGCCTAAACGATTATCAATGTATCCACGTACAGCACTTTGGGTTGGCACAGTATCTGACGCATCGTTGGTCATTGAGCTGTCTGTTGAAAACTCACTAACTGTAACACCACGTTTAAATCCTAAACCGTCCAAGTTACTCAACGCAATTGAAGCTGAGAATGTAACAGTACCAGTACCTTGGTCAACTGTAAAGAATCGACCTACGCGGAAAATACCGTTTTGGTCAGTAGTTACATAGAACACACGGCCTACAGTTTCTTCTAATACTTCCTTAGTTTGATCCGCCTTCTGATATGGGTTACCATAAATTTGATATGGATAGTTAGTAGTATTATAACCACCAGTGCCAATATCTAATAAGTCATGAGCAGTAACACGACATGTACTAATACGTGTAGTAATCTGTGCGGCCGCCCCTTGCAAATAACCAGCACGTAACGGTTGCGCTACAGTGCCGTTCATCGGGCGACTAATACCAGTAATAATTGGAGTAATAGTTGTAGTTGCAACAGTTTGGAACGGAGCAGTAAAGTTTAAGTTGCCTGTTGGAGTTCCTGCTGGGTTACCACTAATAGTCAATGTAACCCCGTCTGCATTTATACCAGTAACAGTTTGTCCTGCATAGAAGCCACCAGTGCCACCGCCTCTAATAACATCTCCAATATTAATACCAGTAGAACTTGCAACTTTAATAGTCAATCCTGCTGTTATTGAAACTAAACTTCCCGTAGGATTGTAAGTAGTTGTTACAGTACTTTGTGGATCGGTTTGATATGCAAGTGTAATAGTTCCAGTTGTACTGGCAACGCACTGAACATATTTGTTGTAATCAGCATTACCATTTCCCGACACTAGATAGAACGTGTCTACAACAGGCGCCGCGGCCTGATCTGGTATACGTAATGTTATATAGAATGGTGTAGTTAAACTAGTTAAATCAGTAAACCCTACTACACCAAATGGTGTACTGTTTGGAGACGAACTTACTACAATAGTAGTAGTAGGTGCACCACTTGTACTTGCTGTTGCACTAACAACGGTCTGGCCGCTGGTGAATCCATTACCAGTTACAGTCATGCCTGCTTTAATATACTGGGTACGGTCGCTAGTGTATACTAGTATGCTTGTACTTAAATTATTATAAGTCAAGTATTGTGTATTGGCTGTAGCGGTTGCAGGTGCTGATAATACAACAGTGTTTGTTGTACAAGTTATTGTTTGAGCACTACCAGATCCAGCTGATCCAGCTTGATTACTCATTGTAATAGTACTTGCACCAGTATTCAACGATACAATAGTTGTACCAGCTGTAATACCTGTTCCACTAATTGGAGCACCTACAACCAAATTAGTGAAACTACTAATGCTTGCTAGTGTAGCACTGCCATTAGTTGGAGTTCCGGTAAATGCTGTAGTACTACTGGTGCTTACAATCGGATTGTCTGTTCTAGCATTGATGGTACTTTGAGTTAGTGTAAATGTAGCACCGGGTGTCGCTGTTCCAATACTAGTCGATAAATCAAATACTGGTGTACTAGCAGTTGCTTTAGTAAACGAACTGGTTATTTGAATACTTGTAGCACTAGTTACCTTACCAATATAATATGTTGTACCAGTGACATAACCTGAAATAGCACCAGCACTAAATGTGCCAGTAACTGTAATAGCTTGCCCAACAGTATATGTTCCACTAGTAACTGTAGCAGTGCCAGCACTATCTGCAAATGCAAATGATGCAATAGTGCTTGTAGCGGCCACGGTGCTAATACCAGTAATTGCTGTGCCACCAAGAGTGGTAGCAATAGTAATAGCATTAGTAGATATTGTTTTAACATAATAGCTAGCTTGTGCCACAGCACCAGCAATAGTAAATGTCATGTCATTAGTAACGTCAGAGCCGCCTAAATGTATACCAGAAATAGTAATAGTATTACCAACAGCATAACCAGCGCCACCATATACTAGTGTTATAGTTACGTTGCTTGCATAGGCTGTACCGGCACCTGATTTAACAATAGTAAATGTTGCACCAGTACCTGTACCGTTACTAGATTTAGTTGGCACAGCAGTATATGTTGCCGCACTAGTTACACTAAGACCAGTAGCACCAGATCCTGCAAAGGTTGATGAAGCGTTCAATTGGCCAGCAACTGGAATACCACCAAACGTTGTTTGTGTTGGATCGAATGTGATCAGATTACCAACAGCCAAACCACTGGCATCACTGAGATTGATTGTGCTTGGGCTGGTTGTACTTACTGCAATCATTGTTGCCTGTCCAGGTATACCTGTTCCAGCGATACTTGTTCCTGCGCTAAGATTTGTTAAACTACTTACACCAATAATACTGGTGCTGGCACTGGTGATATTACCAGTAAAGTTTCCGGTTGGTACATAAGTGGCCGCAACTTGACCTATGCTTTGTGGTCTTATAATGGTAATTGGACTTGCGCTTGTGCTGGTGATACTGTATTTGGTAGCACCCAATGTGATATACGGAACTGTTGACTTGGTGAAAGTCAAACTACCGCTTGGAGTGCTGGACGGCCCAGCAGTTAAAACTACTGTATTACTAACTCTTGAATAAGTTAAGCCTGTTGGTGTACCTGTTGTACTAGTAATAAACACAGGACTTGTTGCAATGGCGTTGGCGTATGTACTAGACAACTGAATACTAGTAGCACTGTTTACTTTACCAACATAGAAAATAACACCAGCAGTTAAGTTGCTAGTGCCAACTGAACTGTATGTTGTTCCACCAACTACTAAAGAACCAGTACCACCAAATGTTCCGCTAATAGTAATAGCTTCACCAACTACGTAAGTACTGCTAGTAACAGTTATAGTTCCAACTGTGTCTGCAATAACAAATGATGCAATGGTGTTACTAACAATACTGCTAACAGATTGTCCAGTAGTAAATCCAACACCGGTTATAACCATTCCGGTGGTAATTGGCGCGGCCGCGCCTGGTTGACCAACACTGCCGTAAATAAAACTTATACCACTACCTGTACCGGTAGCGGCCGCACTTAGACCGATAGTTGAAGTACCGGTGTTAATGCTAATAATAGTTGTACCGGCAGGAATACCAAAACCTGTAATTGCTTCACCAACTACTAGTCCAGTAAAGCTACTTACAGATGTAATTGTAGATGAACTGTTAGCAATAGTTCCTGTAAATACTCCGCCTAATACAAGAGTAGTTGTACTTGATCCAGTAGGGTTATAACCGGAAATAATTGTGGTTGTAACAGGCGGAGTGTAACTACTGATGGTATGCACTTTGCCACCGAATGCAAAAGCGTATGTGCCTTTATTAATTTGGTCAATCGAGCTTTGTGGTCCAAATAAAGTAACAGCAATACGAGTATCGCCGGGAGTAGCACCCATGGTCTTTGTGCCACCGTCTACTGGATCAACTTTGGTAATGTTTCCAGTATCTGCTTGGAACAGATAATAAGAGAATGATTGATCTGTACTTAACACAGCTTGGTTAGCAGGTAGTATCTCGTTTGTAGCTTCTGTCAAGTTATATGTAAGAACACGATAGATACTACCCAAATTGTCTGTGAACTGAACAGCAGTACTCGGACGAGTTGGGTTAACGTTATCAATTTCATAAAACTTAAAGTTTTGTAATACACGTAATTGAATAAGTTGTCCGTCATACAACGGAGCGGCTAAGCCAGTACTTGATGTTCCGCCTGAGCCGCTGGTACTCAATGTCAATAGTAAAACGTTTTGTCCGCCAATAGTAGCACTTGTATATGCACTAGCAGTTAAAATACTTGTGACTGTTCCAGCTGTCGGTGTAGTACCGCCTACAACTGCGTATGTGATACTTGTACCGGATGCAATGCTAGTAATAATAACTGTTGTTGGAGTACCACCAAACAATGTACCTGTACCTGCGGTAGCACTTAATGTGTTACCAACTACCATACCAGTAGTAGAAGTCATACCAGTAATAGTTGCTGTCCACGGTGCGCCTTGTGTGCCGCTACCTGCAATAGTACCAATAGTACCACCTGCAAAATTTGGTGTTACTGTGATATTAAAGTTTGCATATACACCGATAGCACTGCTCAAAGTTTGATACAAGTTTGAGTATGTTGCGCTACCTCCAGGAACGGCATTACCAGCATAGGTAAATGTTGACACCGCAGTATTAACAAGTCCAGTAACATAGGCTGTTAAATCGTTACCCGCATTTGAACTAAATGTTAAGCCAGCACCAGTTGCTGTAGCATTATTGCTTAAGATAATAGTATTACCGCCAGTTGTCGCCAATGCAGTAGAATTAAACGGAACGTTGGGCCCACTGATAGTTGAACCGTTGAAGTTATAAGTTGTAGCTGATCCACTGCTTACACCAGGATCAGCTGTATAACGTAATGTTATGCTAGTTAATGTACTACCAGTACATAAGAATGTTCCATTGTAACTGGCATTACCATTGCCAGCAATAGTAAATTGTCCGCCTACTAACGGTAAAGTAGTTACTGCCGAAATAGTAAATGTAACATTTACGGTTGGAGCACTTCCAGTTTTTGTTAAGTAAGTTGCGGCTGTTGTTGACGGCGGCATAATTACCGTGTAATTTGTGCTACTGAATACTCCGGGATCGCTGGCATAACTTAATGTAACACTAGTAGTTGTACTTGCAGTTGCAGTATAAGAACCGTTATAGCTTGAATTTGTATTACCACTAACAACATATCCAGCGGTAAGTGCTGGACTTGAAGCTTGTGTTAGTATTTGGAATGTTACCAAATATGGGCCTGTTCCAGTTTTGCTTAGGTACCCCTGTATCAATAATGCAGGGCTAGGGCGTATCGCGGCCAATGTTCCTACACTAGCTAGATAATTTAAACCATTAGCAGTATTGGCACTGAATGTACTTGAAATACCACCCAAACTAGAACCACCAACAGTTATAGTGTCACTAAAATACAATGTACCTGTTGGAGTCGAATCAGGTGCTCCATTTAATGTTACAGTAATACTATCTAAACTAACCGCAGTAACTTTTTGATTGCGTGTAAATCCAGTACCTGTTACAGTTTGTCCAATTTTAATATTGGCATTGCTGTTGACAGTTATGATATTACTTGAGGTACTGCCGGTAGCAAATGTAGCAGTAGTGTAAGCAAAGTTAGATCCAATACTACCTACTGGAACATAAACAGTTGTATGACTTATTGAGTTAATTTGATAACGTACAATGCCTTTACCTGCTAATGTATGATCAATTTCAAGTTCAGTAATTTGTGTTGGAAAATAATCGTAACCGTAAATGTAAACACTAATAGCAGTAGTATTCATGTTACCGTAGAACGCATTACCTTGTGAACTTTGTGGTAAGGTTGTTGGGTTAAAAATACGTGCTGTTTGCGCTAAGTTTTGTGCAAGTGAAACACTATCTGGTTTTTCAGTTACGTCATATCCAGTAGCACGTAAAGCGTATGTACCATGTGCTGATGATGAACCAACAGAACGAATCTGTCCGCCGTTCAATGACCAGAAACTAGTCCATGTATAGTATGTAAACGTTGAAACTTGTTCAGTGATACCGCCGTTAGTTGCAAGAATTGCGTAACCTAAGTCGTTAATCATAGCAAAGTCATTGGCCAACATACTCTTATTACCAGCCATTTCAATATTAATGTTTTGACCAGCACCGCCTAACCATGGAGTAGACGCACCAAGATTTAATTGTACACTACCACCAATAATATTGCCGTTAACATCAAATGTCTGAGCATAATTGCTTACAGTATTGACTTGATAACGTCCACCTTTAACAAAGAAAGCCGTTGGTGTTTGCGGAGCACGTATGTCTAAACCACTATTAAGACCGCCGGTTACAGTTAATGTAAATCCATCTGCACTTGCTGTTGTAATTTGTCCAAATAGTCGTCCTGTAAATCCATCTACGAACTGTCCACCGGCAAACACTTGTTTGTTTTGACTACGACTAAAACTAGTACACACTTGCCCATATGGTGATTTAGATTTAATTTGACCTTCTGGATCCAATACCATGGCAAATCCACCATGTCCTTGGATTGACAAGTTATTAACACGTACTGCATCTGCACACAAGAACACATCGCACTCTTTATTGTTCAACGGAGTACTGTTAACATCTAACGGATCTACCAAATAATGACGTCCATAATTCTTAGTTAGGTATAAGTGCCATGATGTTGGTGCAAGAACACCAAACGAAATAGAACTTACGCTGGCCTGTGCCCCGCTTGATGCTCCAATAATAGCACCGTTGGTAGTATTCATAATGCCAGAGGTAACTTTATAAGTTACTGCCGTTGAAGTTGCTGATATAACTACTCCAGTAGCACTACTTGATGTTCCGCTTTGTGTAATGGTTTCACCAACAGTAAATGTATAAGCATTGGTATAATTAATTGAAGCAACACCAGTTTGAGTGAACGGATACATTACTGTACAGTTCATAAAATTACCAGACACGCTGTCAACAAACGCCTTTCCAGGTTTACCGTTTGAATCTAATACATCAGATTGGAAAACATAACCTAGCCAATCGACACTGGCTTGCGCATTGCTACTCAATGTAATTGTAATTTTACCAGTTGTTCCGCTAATAGTAGCAGTAACTAACGGATTTATACTAGTCAATGTTGCTATGCTAAATGTACCAGGATCGCTTGGGTAACGTAAGGTAATTTGTGTGGTTGAACTAGCGGTACATGTAAATGTACCGTTGTATGACAAATTAGTATTGCCTGTAACAGTATATGTTATCGATGTACTTGGTTTATATGTTTGTGTTGGAATGTTGAATACAACATCATACGCACCCCCACCCGCACTAGTTTTACTAGAAAAGCTAGTAATAAGTGTAGTTGGTACAAAGTCGTTACTGGTATCGATAGGTCCAATTTGCATACCGTCAATTACGGAGTCTCGATAGAAGAATAATTTGCGCCATGGACTTTGACTTATACGATCTTTTGGTCGTATAATTGTTCTACGGAATTCGTCGCCTTTGATAGACACAGCAGAGGTTAATCGTATTGGATAATCTTCTTCGTAAACACCAGCTTCGACAAAGATAACAATTTGATTAGCACCGACACTTTCAGCATACTCTAATTCTTCGCTGGTAGTAAAGAATCCAGGTTGCAATAATTGGCAAGTAATTGTATCAACATTTGAACCATTCCCTGGAGCATAACTTAAGATGTTAGCGGTAGCACTTGAGTTAACACCCTTAAGAATCTTTCCTGGTAAAATATTATAATCGCCAGGAGGGCATTGGTCAACATATCCGTTACCACCGTTACTGAATGTAATAGTATAGATACCAGTTCCAAAATCTGCCGTAGGTGCAACACCAATACCGTTTTGTACAATGCTTAACATTGTATTATAATTGTTAGTAAATGTTGTTATGGCAGTAAGTGTAAATGTCAGTGCTGGAGTACCGGAAATAATATCATTAGCGGCCGCACTTAGGGTAAGTTGATTTCCATTTACAGCCGTAACAACTTGTCCAGCACTAAAGCCAGTACCAGTTACAGTCATACCTACTTTAATGGTTCCGCTAACACTTGTCACATTCAAAGTAACAGTGGATGCACTTGAATATGTAGCGGTAGCTGTATACCCTCGATTAGCATTTTTAGTTACATCAGATGTCTGTGTTGATAATACTTGATAACGTGTAGCAACAGTTTGATTTAAAACTTGTAATGCTAGTGTTCTGGCATATATAATGCCGTCAATTGTTTCTGTATTCTGTGTACCAATAGCAACAGCTTTAGCACTGGCATTTCTATAATAGCTTTTACCTGCGTTAATACTTTGATATGTTCCGCCAGTTAGCAAGTCAATGCTCATTGCATCTACAATGTAACCAACGTCACGTCGACAAGTTGCTTCATTATAACTAAAGCCGCCTTTGTATTTGGTATTTAGATATGTGGTAGTTGCTTGAGCTACTGTTGAAGAATTGCCTATAATCACATTTCTAACGGCAACATAACCGGTACTAGCATATGAACTGTCGGTTAAATCTGGGCCGGCAGTAACTAAATTAGGAGGATTAGTATCAACAACTGTAACTAGCCTGTCCCATTTAGCGTTCATTACCGTAACAGCACCTGCGCCGTCTACATAAGTTCCGCTAGTAACCTGAGCAATACTAAAATATGTAGTAGTAGCAATACTCCATGCGCCCGGGTCTGTTGGATATATCAGTGTGACGGTAGATGCTGTACTAGCATCAACAACAAATGATCCATTGTATGCTACTGTTGAATTTCCTTGCACAGTAACATTTGATCCTACAGCAATAGGTACAATTCTTGTTGGGATTGTGAGTGTTACTAGTATATTTGGTGCTACACCTGACTTGCTAGCATAAATCGCAGTCTTTGGTATTTGACTTTGATATAATCCTACCGGTGCATTATTACCGATAATATACGCAGACATGGCTTGCGCATAACCAATACTAGCAACCTTGGCCGCTTTTTCTGACGGATCGATAACGCTAGTATACGTAGTTACACCATTTACTAATGCACTTGTCCAAAACTGATTAGCCGCGGTAGTTGAACCACTTAACCCTGTATAGTTTAAATCATATGCAACTGCTTCAACAAATGTCTGTATATCTTTTTCCCATTGATCTCGACCGTCAGCATCTACATAGGTAAGAGATGCGTAGTTTTGTTTAATCCACCCAATCACTTCAGCCGCAATAAATGTGCTATTAAGTAACAATAATTGTGCCGCACTATGATTAGTACTACTAGTAGATGCAGGTTTAGTTATAGTTACAACAGTTCTGTTAGCCAAACTACCTGCCAATATGTCTGTCATTACTTTGAATAAATTATTAATTTGTGTAATGGCAGGAGAATTGCTAATATACGGATATGTATTATTAACAAATGTAATTATGTTTGTAATTGCAGTGGCCTTGGCACTACCAACATTACCATAAACTGTAGGAAGCGGAGCCGCGCCTGCATTGTATGTTGGAGGAGTATTAGTTGGAGGACTATTGATAGTTAATAATCCAGCCCAAGAAACATTTGTTGTAAGTTGTGTGTTAGTTAACGATGCCGCATTGCCACCCTGACTTGAACTTAATTTGAAATGTGTACTGTCTGCAATCTCTACAATATAGTATGTTCCGCCAGCAGTCAATCCACCAAAGTATGGAGTAATGGTTGTTATACCACCGCCATACACTCCAGGATCAATCGAGTAATTTAATACAACGGTAGTTGATGTAGCTGAGTTAACAGTAACAGTACCATTATAACTAGTGTTACTATTTCCAGCTACTGTAAATGATGAATTTGTTACAGGTATACTAGTTTGTGTTGGAATTACTAGTGTAACTAGATACGGGCCTGAACCAGTTTTACTGCTAAAACCAGTTACAGTAATAGGAGTTGTATTGTCTATCGTTACAACCATGCCAAGTGTTAGATCGGAACTGTTGGTTGTTGTAATACCTGTTGAAGAACTAGTAGCTGTAATGGCAAGTGTGGTTCCAGAAATTAAAGATACTAAATTTTTAATAGTATTGGCTTGAGAACTACCACCTGTGTAGGTTTGATTTTGATACTGTATAACTGAATTTTGATAAACTTGTGCAGGACTAGTATTGCTAATTACCGATTGTAAAAGTGTTTTTAAATAAATGTAAGCACCTTTAGTAGCGGCCAATTCACTGTAGGCAATTTGACGTGTTGCATTAGACCAGTAACGTTGTCCTGCATAGATAGTACGGCTGTTACCTTCATATAACTGATCGTACGCTATAGCTTCGATGATATACTGTATATCTCTCTTACAAGTTGTTTGGCTATATGCTAATTTAGGATAATTAGCGGCTAGCCACGCAACTATTTCAGCTTTTACAAACGGAATATTGTTTAATAATAATGTTCTAGCACTTTTCTTGGCTGTACTTGATGCACTAGTTTCGACCATAGATACTGTTGGTTCAAGTCCTCCTTGAACAACTGTGATCATACTGTTAATATTATTGTTATATCTAGTTACAGCAAGGTCTACAGTTAATGCATTGATCTTAGCTAAGTTGGCTAGTTCAAGTTTTAATTGACCCAGTGCCCCAACAATTTCTGTTATACTTAATCCAGTTCCAGCATATGGAAAATATCTGGCCGCAGTAAGGCTTTGATAGTTGGAATTCAACACCATATCATAGTTTAATGCATCAATTACAGTATTAAGATACGTAGTAAGAGAAGTTGAATCATATGCAAATGCTAATACTTGATCTCGTGCATAGTTGATAGCATCAATGGTTTGAATTAATTGACTAGATAATACTGTTGAACTTTGTTTTTCAAAATATGAAGTAGCGGCCTGGACACTGTTAAAATTAGTGCCAACTACAAGGTCGGTACCAATGGCTGATAAAATTAAGCCAACGTCTCTTTGACATTTTACTTGGTCATATGTGAATACGTTAACGTATTTGTTATTGATATAAGCAATAGTTTCTGCTTGGATAAATGCTTTGTTTGCAGTTAATAAAGCGGCCGCATCAACATATCCTTGTACTGCGCTGTTGCCGCCAGTCAATCCAACACTTTGCACTGTTGAAGTATATGTGTTAGGACTAATAGTATAACTGATTTTTTGACGATATGGGCCTGGCTCTAAGTTTGCTAAACCTTGTAAAGTTTCAGCTTGTAATGCGGCCGCACTAATAGTTTTATAAGCGTGAGCCCAGTTACGACCTTCACGTCCAGGAGGTGTTTTTAATTGGGTATCATCACCGTCGGTGCGAACATACAAGTTAGTCGAACTAACAAATACTTCGTTATCAACATAGAATTTAGTAGCGGCTTGTTTATCGTCTGCACTGTTTGGAGTTCCAAATCCTGCTACGGGTGATGGATGATCACTTAGTGTTAGTTTACCTAACATTGTATCTCCACCACGATATACAGCGGATTTACGCGGTAATGCTTCTGTAGCTAAGTAATTACCTGTTAATGTTGGATCATAATTTGGATCAGCAATTTCAGGACTAAGCGGTTCACTTCGAATATTTAACGCACCAATTACTTGATTGCCATCGCCTTTACCAACATAATGACTGTCAGCATATCCTTTACTAATTGCAAGTTTTCCAATAGTTGTTGAGATTCCAAGGCTAGCATAAGTTGAATTGAAACTGGCCACTAACGAATCGCTAGGATCTGGAATATTACCAATAGCTAAATTATTAACGTTTAGCGGGCCGCCCAATCGTGGAGCACCGTCAGCATATAAATTACTCTGCGATCCTATTAATTTTATAGTTCCAGGAGTTGAAGTTTGGTCAATAGTTACACCGCCCACTCCAACTAAGGTTTTAGCTAAAATTGCAGTACCGGCATCATTGGTAATGAATATTTGATTATTTGTATATGAATCCGGAGTATCACCCAATGCAGTAAAATTAATGGTTCCACCAGCTCCAAAAACAGCATAAATTTCAGTAAAGTTTTCGTTTACTTTACGGAACGAGTCACGAATACTATCGCCTGTTCCATCATTACCTTGTATACCAATATCTATTTCTTGACGTGACATGTTTATTAAACTCCGAAGCTAGAACCGCAACCGCAAGTAGTACTTGCATTTGGGTTTTTAATTGTGAAAGATGAACCCATTAGTTCTTCTTTATAATCTATTTCTGCACCTGTAAGATACTGCATACTCATTGCATCCACAAGCACCTTAAATTCATCTAACGGGATTTCAAAATCGTCATCATTTGCTATTTCGTCAAATGTAAAACCATAACTAAATCCGCTACATCCTCCGCCTTGTACAAAAGTACGTAATGATAAGTTAGGATTGCCTTCTTCGTAAAGAAGATCTTTGATTTTTGTCTTTGCTGACGCTGATATAGTAATCATATTTGCCCTCGATATGATATTTATCAAAGCAATTTTATAACCTTAATGTAAATAGTATATGTTCATTCGCACTGAGTTTAGAGAATCACACCATGTACGCACCAGCAATAGGGGTATTACTCATACCTATACACGTAAAAAAACAGTAGTTGTATTACAATGTGATGCTTGTAGCGAAGTAATATATCGAGATAAAGGATCAATGGATCCTAAACGTATAAACAACAATTTCTACCATGTGTGTGCAGATTGTGACCCTAAAAAGTTTGCACAAATGAAAGGAGTAGAAGCCCGTAAAGTTTGGGATATACCAGCCAGTAGTTTAAAAACTATAGGCCAATTATAACTGTATAAATAGAAAACAGGAGATTAACTATGTTACATCACATTAAAAAACTATTTGGATTTGGTCCTAAAGAAGCACCGGTTGTAGAGGTGCCTTACAAGGTTGAAACGCCCGTTGTTAAGGCTGACGGTACTGTTACAGAACAAGCTACCCAAGCAGTTGTAGAATCTATGGTTCCGGCTAAAAAGCCAGCGGCCAAGAAAACTGCGGCTAAAAAAGCACCGGCGGCTAAAAAGCCACGTACTCCAAAAGCGGCAAAATAATATAAGGGCGCAATGCCCTTATATTAAAACTTGTTTAGTTGCTCTGAATATCGAGCCATATCCCCCTGTATCTGAACTCTTCGTTGTTCGCTGATACCGGGGTTTTCTTCTAGCTCTTCCCTAAGAGTTTCCAACCTAAATATCAGTTGTTCTCGAGATAGCTTTTGGCTTGATTGTACAGTTCCAGGCTGGCGAGGTTTTTGCCCTTGCTTTCGCACATTATGTCGAACTGGTTTAGAAAAGTTATTGCCCATTCGTTTGTTTTTTGATTCCAATAAAAGTCACTGTGTGCCCTTAGTTTTTGTTTCTTATATCCGTCTAGAAGGAGTTGGGCATGAACAGGTGCGACAAGTTTGTCATGCTCCACAAGGTAATCTTCACGACTAACTGAGTAATGCATAGTAGGGCGCAGACCACGCCAACTATCAACGACACGCCTAACACGATCGTCTGTCGGAAGGATATACTCCCCTTCGCGAATCCAATGGTGGTGTACGTCAAGCACAATAGGAACGATATCGCTAATAGATAAACAGTCATCTAGACCCCAAGAATTTTCTTCATTTTCGATAGTAAGGCAATTACGGGCCTCTGGTGTAAGACGTCCGTATGCTCTGCGTATGCCTTCAGGGCCTTGCTTGCCCGATATGTGTACATTGATCTTGAAGTCTTGGAAGGTTTTTCCATAACCCATGTAGCGGGCCATGTCGGTGTGGTATTCGAATTCATCTATTGATCGTCCGACGATACCTTCGTTAATGCTAGCCAGCACAACAAACTGCCCAGGATGCATACTAACACGGGTACCGCTTGCACGAGCACTATGACCAATAAGGCTAAAATTGCGATCCAAATAGCTGACAACGTCAGGCTTACGCCAAAAATAACTCCAAGTAGGCTCGGTATAAGCAGGGAGAATATCGCTACTAAGGCGAACCATCCTAAGATTTTCATTGAGTTCTCCAACACGGTCTACGAGTTTTTGTGTAGCCGCAAGATTTTGGACCATTAGATCCCAGAGCTTTTGCTCTGCTATATCCTTTGACTGTCTATTTAACCAACTTATGGTAGTTGTACCAGTGTTGTATTGTTTAGCATCGTCATCTTTTTTGATGCCGTTTACTTGATCTGCATGATCGATCCATTTACATGCGAAGCCTATTTTTCCCATTACCAATGCCTTATGACGCCTGCGATTATAAAAAAGTTTGTGATAATGTATATTAACACAACTAGCGTTCTAATGCAAGCAATTCGGTCCGATTTCTCGTCCGAACTGCCTGATTTTTCTCCTAAAGCCTTGGCCCAAATACGCCAAAGTTTACGTAACTAATTTATTTTATTCTGCATCAACTTTGAAAAAAGTCCAATTTTTCCAAATTTCTAGTATTTGATTATTAGATAAGTTGTCTGTAAGCCTTCCCAATACTGGAAGTTGCTGATTATATTTATATTTAGGGTCTTGCAAATCCACAAAAGAATTTAAGTTATTTCGAGTTAACCATCTTTTTATAGCTAAATTTTGATTGGTAGTTATCATAGGGTTAAGTCGAAACAAAGTTTCTGTAGAAATGTATAGTTGCTGTCTAAGACTTTCAGTTCTTATCACTTCCGTATCATTATCAATAAAGCAAGTAATTAAATCTTTTCCTATTGTATGATAGCCTAAATACAGTGTCCTTGCCGGATTGTATTTTATAAATTTTACACCCCAATATTTTCGTAAATCATCTGTTATTTCTATACCATAGTTTGATGATTGGTTAATGAACCAAACAGCATAATTTTTCCCATCACTTAATACATGTTCTGCTTCGTGTATTTTTGCATTTAACAAGTTAAGATTATCATTATATTCTTTAGAAAAAGATAATGGTGATATATTTGATTCTTGTGTTAATTGAAATTTATAATGTAAATTGTTTAATCCTGATATAATATCAGATTTCGGTGGCCAAGAATTAACAAATATTGGATTATACTTTTCTAAAATCTTAACAATATTAGAGATCGGTTCTGTAATTGTTTCAGTAGTAGCTTCGGGTCTAAACAAATTCTGGAGCCCTACTAAACTATTTTGTCCTCTAGACAATGCTGTTTCAATAGTAGAACTCCATACTTCTGTTAATGTATTTTGATTAATAGAAAAAGTTAAAGTTTTAACTTCGTCATTTTTTTTAAAGAAACAAATGTATTTTTTAATCATTCTAATAATGCTTAAACACTGTCTCTATAAAATATACCAAAATTGTTTAGCCTTCGTATGTAGCCGAATTAGCACCGTGTTCAAATACTTCAACCGATTTGATTCTCACTGTGGGATTGATTGGATAACGCATATCGCCACTAGCCAATAGTTCAGCCATTTGATCATAAGCCATTTTGGCAAACATTTCACAGCCTACACCTGGTACAATACGTAGATCACATAAGCCACTATCTTCGAATCCGCCTTTGATTTCATTTAGCTGTTTGAATATTTCTAAATGAGGATCGTCTTGAGCAATAACTAAAGTGTGATCAAACATGTGATCTGCCCATGCTTTGAATTCTTTAAGACCTCCAAAGTCCATACACCAGTTTTTGTCATCTAATGTGTCGCATTCAAAGATCAGTTTGATACCAATTGAGTAACCATGCAATGTTGAGCAATGGCTGTGTGTGGCACGCCATTGTCTAAAACAGCAGGATAAACCTCTGTCGTTTCCGTAAGTTTTTGTTGAGTAAAATTTTGCCATTGTAATCTCCTTGATTAAGCAATGGCATGCAGAGTTTATATTGCGGGATGAATGCCTGAGTCCGCATATAGTAATTATACAGGTTTAATTGTAAAGGTCAATAGTATTGGTTAACCGATCATGCCAAACTTAAACCACATGCCTGGTGTGCCTGCACTACAGCAAATCCAACCAACATGTCCTCCAATTTGCGGAGTAGTATTCCAGCAAATGTCGCCAACATTGTAATTACCTTGTTCAGGCGCACCCGTACCAGTAATAAATTTTCTACCAGCGAACCCAATATTACCAGCCACTGCAAACTGTAATTCTGGATCTGGATTGTTTACATTAACACTCAATGTTCCAAATGCCCGTATTTGTCTACGAGTATTTTCCGAAGAGCCAATAGTAACACTGCCGCTGTCGGCATAGATAATATTTTGTTCGCCAACAGTTAAGTTGAAACTTAGGCTAGTACTTAATCCTCTATCATTAACTTTGACTAGTTGACTACCTTCCCCAAAGTTAATTTCATTTGCATGAATTGACTGAGCAGAAGTACTACCTAACAATGATGTGTTACCTGTTACTGTGATCGATGATAGATCACCTAATGATGTCAAACTAGATTCGGTAATACCTGCGCCCAACGTAGTTGAGTTTAACACTACTTGATTATTAATCATCAAATTACGGTTGGCCGCTAATTCAATATGTTCACTGGCCCAAATTCTATCTGGATCGGCACGTAAAATAAGTTGTTTAGGACTGCCTGAACCAACCCATTGTAAACCAATACCAAATACACTGCCATCGGTGGCTAGAAATTTAACACTGTCAGTACGTTCGATCTTTGTTTCGGTAACAATGTTTTCAGCTTGAATAGTACCGTGTACTACCAACTTGGCACCACGGCTTGTGATATTTCCAACGTGTACATCGCCACCTGTTTTAACCGTAACACGGGCAATATTGTCCGTAGTAATGGCAACGTCGTGATTAGTATAAGTACCAATGTTAAATGTACCAGTTACCGGACTGCCCATAACAAATTCTGTACCGTTATCAACAATGCTAAATGATCCGTTAGGACTTTCTGTACCAAATCCAACTCGGCCTGTGTCGCTATCAATGTAAACAAACTGTCCAATTTCAACGTTACCGTTTACAATCAAATTGTTCAATGGTCCCAATTGACGTAAACTTGAACGGCTAATACTGCTACCCAATGTGTTGCCAGTCAGTACTTCGATATTGTCAATTTTATAAGCACGACCACGCTCCAAATCCAAATGCAAGTTGGTGTATAATCTATTGCCTGGACGGTATACAAGAGTGCTTTCAGTATCACCTACGTTCCAAGTAACACCCTGTCCGTTCAATGACTCTTCAGTTTCGGCTCTAAAATTAGTAGTGTCTCCGCTACCTCCGCCAAGTCCCTTGTTAATAATCTGATTAACTTCGATAACATCGGCAATGATCTTGCCTCTCACAATCAAGTTATCATTTACACTCGCCCCGCCTATAATTTCTAGCGATCCAGTAAGGGAAGTAGGACCTTCTACATAACGTAGCAGGGCCTTGTTAATAACAATTTTATCGTCTAATATGGTGAATAGTTGGCTCATGTAGGCAGTCCTTTTGTATATTTATACCAAAAGACACAAACATAAAAGCCAAAAAAAAGCCCAGGATTAACTGGGCTTTTTAATTATGCTACTTTGAGTAGGACAGTATCTTCGTTAATACGACCGTTCATCTTAGTATCTGTAGCGTTAATATCGTCTAAGAACTTACGCAACTGCACCTTGCCTGCGGCTTTAAACTCTTTGAGTTTTTCCTCGGGCTTGCGAATAGTCTTTTGAATACTCTTAAACTCGTCAAAGTTAGTAATTGTAGTGCCTTTTACACCTAATGTGTTAAATTCTTTAGCAACATACTTGCCTAGTTTACGTGTCTTAGTGTTAAAGATCCACAGTTCACCGCACCCAATGATATCGGCAGGGTTAATACTAACCAGCTTTAATGGCTCGTCAGTCTTTTTATACTTCATCTTACCCACAATCTTCTCTGCTGGAACTGCCTTCTTAGCACGTGGCGCACGATTAACCTTAGCTTCCTGTGCCAACATAGTACAAGCCGCCATAATTTCTTGATAGAACGCAATCAAGTTCTTAATTTGCTTACGGCTACGATGACTGTAACCTTCTTTCAATTGCTCGTCAGCATTACCGCTAGCAAGTTCCTCAAGCTCTGCCAAGTCCTTACTGTAAAACTCTTTGATAATACGAGCATGGGCGGCTTTTGCTTCTACTGCTTTGAGCATATTAAGCATCTTAAATGCTTTTGGATCAAAGTTTTCAGCATCAGCTTGGAAACTTTCAATAGCATTTTCAATTTCTTCAGTCATGCGATAAGCCGCATCACGTACACGTTCTTGGATACTAGGTGTATATACTGCTGGCTTTGCGGCTTCAAGTGCTTTAGCCTCAACTTCGTCGATGTCGTCCTTACCGGCCGCAATAACTTTGACAATCTCAGCTCGCAACCAACCAGCAGTGTCACGACCGTTATTAAAATCAGCACGTTGTGGAGTCATTCCACGATTCAAACAACACGCTACGGCACCCATTGTAGTACCAACTCGCGAGTCTTTAACTTTTTTGAACGCTGTAATGTCTGCTTTGGTACAACCAACAGTTTCCATCCATTTAACAACAGCCGGCTTATAAGATTTGATGTCGCTTTCCAAACGGTAGTAGTCCATCGAACGTTTGAAATGACGGTGGAATGTGTCGGCATCCCAAGTTTCGCATCCTTCCCAAACTGGGCTGTGGTCTTTAACTGCACGGGTACGATGTGCAGTTACTTGTTTCTTAGTAATGCGTGACTTTTTTGCTGGTGCTTTAGTAGCCATTTCTGCTCCTGTTTGTTTAACAATGTATATATTATAGCGTCATTTGGCTGACATGTCAACCGTAGGAAGCATCGCCTTCTTCGATTGATTTATGCCAATTTTCTCTTCTCAAAAATTTATTTTGAAATCTTCTTTGGTATAGCTCAGTATGCATTTTGGATTCTTGCTCAAAGGATACGTACAATTTATCAAACAGACCTTTGTACTCCAAATATGCACTAATAATTGTAAATTCAGTAATATATTGTTGGCGATTAATCTCGATCAAAAATAACAATTCATATAAAAATGGAAATTTTATTTTTAATTCTGCTATTAAATCTCGTATAACGGCAGTATTACATATAAACGGTGTAGTAACTTTACAATGTCTCCCAGCAGGATCAAACTTTAATCCCCAAATATTATAAGCTCGTTGATATTGATCAATAAAGTAATGACCTTTATCGCCGGTTTGCGGCCCAATTCGTAAAACATCTATTGCTTTGCCATCCGTATTAAAAAATAGTTTAGGAGTAATTTTTTCTTTAGGATGCACCAAATAAAAATCCTTGCAATCGTATATAATATACCAGTCTGTGGTAATGATTTCCGAAACAAGAAGTTTAAGTGCTTGCTGACTATGCCAATCGTATTGTTCAATCGGATTTAATGTTGATGCATGTACTAGACGTATGCTTATAGATTTGCTAAATCCATCAAGAATGTTAGTCAATTCTTCCATAGTATCAAGCTGATCGTTTAGTATTACAACTATCTCTTCGATAGTGCTATGGTCCCAAGCATCGTAGATGCTGTCAATAGCTCTTTTTAATAAATCAAAATCCGCATAATAAGTACAGAAAAATAATGTAATTTTTTTATTCATAAGCGTTTTTTAATCTCTGGAATCAATATATGATTAGCCCATGCCATGTGGGCACTTTCATTAAAATGCCCGTCTTCAAACATCCATTCTGGACAGTGGTTAACCAAATAGTCTGCATATATTTCTTTAATTTGAGTAGCACTTGGATCCGGACAACTGTTTCGGATATTAATAATCTGTTTGGCAATTGCGGCAGGCATGCTCAAAATAGTTTCATCGAATTTAAAATACTCATTTGGATATCTATCAAAGAACCAAACGAATTTTTTGTTGCTGTAATGTAACAAACTTATAATGCTGTAAAAATGCAAATACCAAATTCTATTCCAATGATTTGCACCTGTCAATATTCCATATAATCCATGCAAACTTTTTTTGTATGCCGAGCCTTTGTTGTCTAACGAATCAGGATTCGTTACAAATACAATGTCATTATCTGGATTTATTAATGTAGTCCAACTAGGGTTAGTGGATATTTGCACGATGATAATATCATCGTCTCTGCTTTCAGCAAAATAACTTAGTATATCCAAATGCATTTGTTCTAATGAATTTGAACACTTAGCATAGTTTATACAAGGACAATCAAAATGCTGTGCTACAATATTAGGATAGGCAAACTTACTAACAGTACGATAATGACTGTTAGCCACATCGCTTAATCCGTATCCAACGGTGTGGCTACTACCAAACGATATTATTCTCATATAAGTGTCCCTACATGCATACCTATTACTAAGTTGCCTTCTTTAGTCATATGATTTATATCGCCAAGATGCGATAGATATGCAGATCTGTATACACCGTTTTCAAAGAAATTTATATGTATGCTGTTAGGTACACGTTTTAAATCTTCTACTAGTAAGTTATAGTTGTCGTAGAAATACACATCATCCCAAATGCTGTCAAGTATCTTGATAAATTTAATTTCTTGTTTGTGCTGTATATCGGATATGATTATATCGCAGAATCGATGTGAAGACAACCATCTACTCATCAAATCAGTAATTGTATTTTTTAAATAAACACGGCTGTAACTTGTATGGCAAAAAATTATTTTATCGCTCGGGTCGATATCTTTTTTTGCTTTTTGATACGACTTCCAGATTCTATATTCGCTACTACCATTGCTTGCCCGATTGATAACTTGACAATTTAATAATCGCGTCCAGGCATGTTTATTTTGGCTGGCCGCAAAACTATCACCGAATATCCATATCTTAGGCATAGGGTATGATCTCTTCTACTATATCTGCTGGCAATATTGCCAGCAAGTTTTCATCACGTAGTTTATCATGTGTGGCAAATATTGTATAGTGTTTACGCAATTCATCATCTGTAGGTTGACGACTGTTCATGTAGGTAATTATACCTTCGATGTCATCTTTATACTTGCCCCAGTCATAGGCACGCCACTTGGCCTGTATACGTTGCTTTAGTCCAGCAGGTATACACCATATGGCCATGTGTTCAGGACTGTGTATGATGTTGTTCCAGATAACAAACTGGGGTGTTTCAGTTTTAATAAAGGTATGGAATTCCGGAAGTTCCCACGCATTAACCCAACCTATGGTGTGGCTCACGCTAACGATAAAACTTGCTGGACTACGCTGTTTAATCTCATGATACTTGAGCATGTTCTCTCGAACTTCTTCCCATATACCAGGATGGCGCAAGTAATTAAACACCTTGCCCATACCATCCACGCTGAGTCCTAGTCCAATACCTTTGAAGTTGGCAATGAGATTCTCAACAACTGTGCCTTCAAACAAGGTAGCATTACTGCTCATGTCCATTTGTATGTGTTTGCTCAAGCCTTGACTGATCAGTTCTTCCCACAAGATGCGCCACCGCTTGATATAAAACGGTTCGCCACCAACAATCTCCAGTCGTTGCAAACTAGACATCCATTCGCCACGCTTGCTCCACAATACGCTGTCGTTTTCTCCACTTTGTCCATGAGGCATTTTAAATCCAGTGTGTCCCCAAAGTACTTTATGCTCTGCTTGCCACAAGCTACTGTGGCTAGGACTACAACTGCGGCACTTTAGGTTACAGGCATTACTCAAGATCATTTGATATTCAACAGGCACATCGGGTTCGCTGGAATAGTCCATAGCACCACTGTATATGTTACGTTTGCTGGTGTAGCCATTGGCTTCATTTACCATGCAAGTAGAACAGCCCGCAGGTTTGCCTCCGCTTCTAAACTCCTCACGTAATTCTTTCATATACTTACTGCTGAAGATTTCCTTAACAGAGTGAGTCTGTACATACATTTCCTTACCTAGTTCGTCTACAATGTAACCTTTGTATACACAGCATGGTCGTACCTTGCCGTCTGGATCATTGCTGAACCCAGTCCATGGCAATTTACAGTACCAATTAGATTGACTCATACCACTCCACAAAACGATTGTCTAAACATTTATAACTTTGGTCACGACGTTGATCGTACTGCGGAACAAATGTCTTTAAATCTTGTAATGCATCTTCTAATTTAGTATAGATGTCATTGGTTGCTTTTTCACTGCTGGCAACAACCGTTACAAATCGATCAACTTGTTCTATTTCATTTTTATTCAAATGTTTTTTATTTTTGATTAACCATTCATTAACTTCTAAAGCTAATGGTTCTCTTTTATTTTTTGGTATTAAATCGGTGCGCATGAATACCGGATAGTTCACAAAATTACAAGTAACTCTTACACGATCATCTCCGTGTGTTTGCTTATATATTAACATAAGATCAAGATAATCAATATAATTCCAAACAGTAAAACTACTAACAGCCGTAGCAACATTTACGATCCAATTGGTTTGCAACATGATAGTATTAACACTAGTAAGCCAGGCATTTTTATCAAACCCTGATCGAACATATTCTGCTTGATCTAAACTACTTTCCAAACTGGTATGTATTCTAATCTTAAAATCTTTTGTTTTTTCAATTAATCTACTTACTTCTCCTTTATGATTAACAAGGTTTGTGTTGATATGTAGTTCACCATCAAATCCGTGTTCGTTAATATAATCAATAAATTTCCAAAAGTTAGGACTCATCAATGGTTCTCCACCGGTGATCCTTAATACTTTCAATGTTTTTGACAAGGTTGGTAACCAGTTAAAAAATGCTGTAACATAAGGATTATTATCTTCGTCTATGACTTTGTCCGGGTTGGTATACTTACTGTCTGTAATTAAATTGGTATAAGGTCCGTTTTGTTTAATATCATTGGCCCATTTACTACTAAATGCCGGCCCGCAATATGCACATGCTAAATTACAAGTACGATCAAACGCTACTTCTAATTGTACTGGTGTAGGAAATAAATCAGTCTTTTTGTACCATTGGACACTATTTAATAACGACTTAGATTTAATTCGTCTATCGCTTATTCCACCCTTGTCTTCAATATTCCAGCAATAATTACAACCTTCTACTTTGACCCCACTTAACATTCCTGCTCTGTCTATTATTTTGTTTGTGGTATTAAATAACGAACTAGGAAAATTAATATCCAAATCAATACTATCCAGTGGAGTATGATGACAACTGGCAGTCATGCCCTTATGTAGCCAAATAGTTCCTTCAAACCATTTAGCCGCACAATAGGTAGGACTTATAGCATCTTGTTTGCCTTCAGAAGTAAATTGTCTAAATGGATTCATACCACTCCAACATAATTGGGCTGAATGTCTTGCGGAAATCCTTACCCCTACGTACATCATATTGTTCGTAAAAACCTTTAAAATCTTTTTGATGACTAACAAGCTCAAAGCCTTCGCTGTGCGGAGTCTTAACAATGTCAAGATAATCAATTAAACGTTCAAGATGATTAAGTTCAAATTCACCAAACAGTTTTTCATCCTTATTCGATTCATTCCATTCAATAAGTCTGTTCTTATAGTATTGGCGTAAGTGTTCAGGCAGTACTAATGGACCTTGAAAACTAGGAAAGCGCATGATGTTTAGACTAATGTAAAGACTTTGCCAACCATATTTGCGTTTTAATCCAGCAATCAAATCAAGAAACTCCGGTAAACTGTCCAAACATAATGCGTTAATAGTACACATGATGTTTAAATTTTTAAGCCGTTTGCTTTCTAACAAATATGTAACATTGTTTAACCATTGTGACCATTTTAACCCATCACGAATGTATTCTGCTTGTCCAAACATACTTTCATTGCTAGTATATACAGATAACGCAATACCTTCAGTTGATGTAAGCAATCTATCTACCAGTTCTCTGTCAAAACCTAAGTTGCTGTTGATGGCAAGTTCTGTTTTACTTTTGTTTTTATTTTCTTTAAACCAGTCAATGAGTTTCCAAGTATGCCCACTCATTAGTGGCTCACCACCTGTAATGCGCAACTCTCTGAGTGTACGATGCAGGCTATCATCCCACCAAGCAAAGAACGCTTCAATGTAAGGATTAGTTTCGTGAAAGTCATATAGTTGGTCGTGTTCGTGGATGTGTGTAAAATGTCCACGGCCGTCTGTAGTTAGATCCTTGTAAGGCCCTTTAACTTTAATGTCTTTAACCCAGGTTGTACTGAATGCCGGATTACAATACGAGCAGGCAAACTGACAAGTGCGGTCAAATGCTATCTCAAGTGTTTGCAAATCAACATCTTGATCTATAGGTGTTTGCGCGGCCAATAAATTGGACTCGTCATTGTATGCTACAGTTTTATAAACACGATCACTTACTTTGTCTGTACCCATGTCTTCGATACGCCAGCAGTAGTCACAGCCTTCGGGTCTTTCACCAGCTAGCATTTTACGTCTATCGTCTTTCTTTTGTGCTGTATTATGTAGTGCTTTAAAGTTGATAACAACTTCTTTAACACTAACATTATGTGCAGGTGGATGATGACAAGACGTTGTACGTCCCGAGCCAAGCCAGATAGTAGCGTTGTACCATTTAGCACCACAGTACGTAGGACTGATGCGGTCTATCAAACGCTTTTTATAATCTAAATCAGTTTCGTAATGTTTTTTGTTCACAGTTGTTCCAAAAGTTTGTTAGTTCAGGGAATGTATTTAAAAAACTTGTTCCCCTGCGTTCGTCATGCTGGCTAAAGAACAAGTAAAAGTTTTTCATTGCTGTTGCTCTGTCAAACTTGCTGTCATTCTTCACCCAATCAATTAGTCGTTGTACTTTACTAATTTCAAAATCTTTAAAGCCCTTAAAGCGATTATGTTCGCCTTCTTCATTAGTCTTCATAAATGCCATAGCACGTTCTAACTCAGTTACCATATCTGGTAGCAGTTTAGGATTCATCCACATAGGATCATTCAGCATGGGAATATCAAACCAAACTAGTTGTCTGTCTGTATTGTGTTCTTGACGTAACTTGTGTATGTTCTCAATGTACTTAACAAAGCCTGTATAGCTCAGTGCGTTAAATGTGATAATAAAGGTAAGGCTATGCTTGCGACTGTTTTTCAAATAGTCAGTTATATTGGTATATAAGGTACAAAAGTCAAGCCCGTTACGAATATACTCTGCTTGTGCGCCCCAGCTGTCTAAACTACAGAACAACATAAAGTGATTGATAGCATCCTTGTCTGTAATTTCTTTCAAACTGGTCATAAACTTGCCCCATTGCCCTTTGGGCGGACAACAGTTAGACGTAATACTTAGATGTAGCTTTTCACTTGGGTGCTCCTTAACATAGTCAAACATACGAAACGTATTCTTATCCATTAGAGGTTCGCCGCCGGTCATACGAAACGTATGTAACGTTGGGTATATACTAGGCAACCATTCCCAAAATGCCAGCAAGTACGGATTGTCTAAACTGTTGTTAGGAACCATATTTTGGTTCTTCATCCATTGTGTGTCGTTATGCGTTTTGCCATCAGCTAACTGATACGCACCGTGTCGGTCTATCTCTTTGTTCCACTCTGTACTTAGGTGTGGCGAGCAGTAACTACATTTTAAGTTGCAGGCTTGATTGAAGTTTACTTCCACATAGCGTGGATTAGGATTCTCTATAGTAAGTGCTTCCTCTATAAGTCCTGGTTCGTAAACATCCTTGCTACGATAGGCACGGTCGCTTAACTGTGTGCCACTATCTTCAATTTGCCAGCAAAATCCGCACTCGATCGGACGTTCACCTTTAAGCATGAGCTTGCGCTGATTCTTTTTATACCGGGTATTGTGTAGTGCTGACACATCAATGGCGATTTCCTTTAGAGGAATCTGATGTGTGGGAGGATGATAACAACTGTGTGTACGGCCTGTGGGTATGTGTATGCTTACGTTATACCACTTGGCAAGACAAAAACTAGGGCTGACTTCATTAAGGGCAGAAAAGACCGACTCGGAATCATTTAGGTATTTTGATTCGAATCGGCCGTTTATGTTAGTTACTTCATCGCCCTTCATTAGGTCCAAAGACTTTGTCTAATTTTAATAAGACGAATCATCATTTCTTCATCTTCCTTTTCGTAAGCCTTTTCAATCTTAGTAAGCAGTTTATGTGCCTTGTCGCTGGCTTTACGATCTTCAGCATCCTTGCTGTTTAGACTAGAAAAGAAACTGCCTGGATACTTTACTCGCATAGCGTCACAATACGCACTCCAACCACTTGCTTCATATGGATCTGGACGATTGCGATAGGTAACAGTCCACCAGGTATACAGCTCAATAATTTCCTTAGCGGACTTGGCTTGGTAAGTTGGCTCACCGTATCCTTTTTCACTAGGATTAGACCCCATGTTTTCGTCTACTACGAGTCCGCTGGCCCACTTGAGATATTCCATGCCAGCTTCTGGACTGCGCCATGTACGTAGTCGTAACCACCCACTACGCCACCAAGGCACTTCGAATTCGGTTTTAGCATCATCACTCCACATGCAGTGATGCCATGCTTGTTCTATTTCAACAAAATCCACAAGCTCATTGAACATGCAAGGAAGAAAGCGATTGCCAACATCGCTCCAATTACCCGGTTTGATGTCTCGAGGATGTGCGGTAAGAGCATGGCTGTGAGAAACCCAGCGATTATTAATATAATAGCGTATGTCATTTAGTTTGTCCGGTATATAATATACAAATTTTTGAACATAATCAATTCCTTCTTCGGCCAACCAATAACGAAAGTTGTGTTTCATTTGAGCCGCATTAGTCCAGTTGTCCCATTCTTCACTCGTGCCAGCACTGAGTTTGGCAGTGCCACGAACCCAATCGGCAAACTTGCTACATGTCCAATAGTGTGATCTCATTTTAATTCCTTAAACAAACGGTTTTAGATCGGGCGGAACCCAACCAATCGGCTTCAATACTTTGCCATCTTCACGCTTACGTACTAGACCAGTTTCTTTATCAATTTTTGCAAAGTTAGTACTCATAACTTCTTTCCATGCACCCTCAGCATCCGACCCCATACTATGGATAGCACCAATAGTAACAACCAAAATATCAACTAGTGCATCAAGCGTTTCTAATTGATCATGCGCTCGAATAGCATCAGCCAGTTCATTTGCTTCTTCTTCAATTAGATTAACATATAAATTAAATTGATCTTCATTAAACTCGCCGCCAACTGTTTGGCCGCAAGCCTTCATAAACTTTTCTTGATCACGAAATGGATTCATCATAAATTCCTTTTAAATTTTCTCTCCGGGCACAAAGCCGCGGAATCCTTTAAAACGTGGAAACCTTAAACTGTATGATCCGTCTTGATTTTGTGTAACAGCGTCTGCACGTACTTCGACAACATTACCGATAAGGTTATCCCGACCGGACCAATAAGTAGAGCGATTATCATCGCTAAATCCGCTTCCGACATTGACTCTAATAAGTTTACCATCATCATCTCCCTCGCATACAAATGCGCCTAGTTTGCCCACATTCTTACCTGTACCTTCTTCTACTTCAACAATAGCAAGACTTACTTCAATGAAAGGCTTTAACTTCAGCCAGGCCACACTACGTTTGCATTCGTAAGGTGCTTCTGGGTCTTTGAGCATAATGCCTTCATATCCGCCAGCAATTGCCTTGGCATTAATTTCTTTGTAACGAGTTTGGCCTTCATCGGTATCTAAGTCTACAAGTTCGTGTCCAACAACTGCTACATTAGGCAACATGTCTTTATAAGTTTTGTGCCAGTAGTAGACCATATCGCTACGAGTAGTTTGTGTCTTATCCCAAAAACCTTTTTCAAATTCTTCTAAAGGAATAACGTCAAACAAATTAAGAACTGCATCGCCTGCTTCAACATTGTCCTTGCGATGTACTTGCTTCATCAAATCTTGGAAACTAGACGACATAATTTCACCGTCTAGTACAACATCCATATTGTTGCTAGATCCGTGTGTTTTGACCACACGACTAATCTGTTCTACAATGTGTGGAAAATTAACAAGTTCTTTACCATTTCGACTGAACATATCCACCCGACCATCGCTACGTACAATAGTAAGTACTCTAACTCCGTCGAGTTTAACTTCGATAAGTTTTTTGCCTGATACCTTGCTCTCGTGATTAGCACTATCGTGAGCAAGCTGACAACCGAATACAGGAATAGCATAGCTAGCATATTTCTTTTCCACTACTTTGTTGATTGTTTTTTCACTGGTACCGCAACGCAAGTCTTTGATCAGTATGCGTCGATACCATCCATTCCACTCTTTCTTAGTGGCGCTTTTCATCATAGCGGCAATTACATCACGTGCTGTGTTACCAGTAACTTGACGTGTGACAAAGCCAGTAAGAGCGAGAGTAAAACTGTCCCAAGGTAAACTAGGACCATCTTCATCTGTTTTCTCCGGAACTTGTTTAATACCAAAAGTTATCATAGGATCAAGAGCTAGACGACAGCCTTCAAAAAATTCCTTATTGCCTGACTGGGCAATGGCTTCAATTATGGCTTCTTTGTTTAGACGGGAAGGATGACTTTCCAAATCCCAAATATGACTAGCACAAACGCTCATGTTTACTCCGATAGTTAACTGTATAAGTTTATATTATACAGTGTAATTATCAGTATGTCAAGTGGTTTGTGGTCTTAAATGGCTTGCCGTAGTAGGCATTTTCCAAATTACGCATGATTAAATTTCTCATTCTGCGTATAATTGGATGATTGTGATTCCAATCAAATGCTTTCAAATAATCATTCCAAGTAGAATTTTTATGTCGACGACATTGATTTGAATCTAAGTATTTGCCAATCGTAGTAGGATCGTAACCAAATCGATCGAGTAACTCACATGCACAATTAAATGCATGGGCACCCATTTCATCTCGGTCTCCATAGTACTCTTGTCGCTTACGCTCTTTGGCGTATTCTGCTGTACTTTGATAGCCGGGAATATTCTTAAAATTTCTAGCACGGAATTGGCGTTGATGTACTACTTCGTGTAGCACAACATCAGCAAATCTAACGGCCATGCG